ATTGCTAAATCAGCTGCGTTGATAATACCGGTCGTTTTCCACAATGCCTGAGTTGTTAATCGGTCGTTTTCAGCCGGGTGCGAGCCGTTTTGCAGCCAACTAGGCGGTGTGCGTAATGCCATCTTCTTCTCCTAAATGTAAGCCGAGCGCCATGTTACAGTTGCAGTCGTTGTACCCGCAAGTGTACCCGTACCCGTTAAATAAAATTGAGATGTTCCCGGCGGCGCTGAGAACCAATTTGAACCTCCGGAGACTAGATTTCTAGCCGTCGCCCCGTTTACTGTTACCAGCTTGCTATCGAGGTCGATAACGATTGTATCGGTGTTTGTATATGAGCCTTGAATTGTAATGTAATTGCCTTGCGTGAGGTTTCCGATAGTAGGGTTATTTATTGGACCCGTAATTGTGATAATTGGGTAGGTAGTCGCCCAGCCGTTATTAGTTACCGCTGTCGTAGTGGCAGCCGAGCCTCCGCCGTAAACTAGGTTGTAAATTCTATTGTACGTGCGCCCTAGCGCTGCGCTAATTGAAATAGTACCCGTTTGCTGCGCATCGTCGTAATAGCGAGGGTCAGCGCAAAAGAACGTGTATTGACTTTTAATAAATCCGTAAGTGTAATCCGGGTCTACCAATGTTCGGTTTGCGCGTACGCGCGTATTTACTCTTTGTAATCCTTCGTTTGTAGCCATTTGGAATTGCATTACTGTAGTTCCGCTGGTCTGAGGTAATACATTTTTTTGCAGTAAATTGTAATTAAACTGCGCACTTGAATTCATGTTCATAGTTCCGCCGGAGGTATATGTATCCGTAAGCGTTACGGCGATGGTGAACTGAGTTGTAGAGGTTACTGTTACCGCTTTTGATGTTTGATTGAATCCCGTTCCGGCTGTTCCGCTTGGATTTCCTGAAGAAAGTACGCCGGTAATAGTTGCTATCTGCCCTGTTACCAATCCATGAGCCGTTGATGTTGTATAAGTGATAATTCCTGTACCGGTTGCTGTTGCTGCTGAAATTGACGCCGTACTTTTGTTACCCATTGTTAATACGTTAATTGTAATTTCGCGCCCTGATAGGAAATCATTACCGGTGAACATTCCGTCTGAATAGCCTCGGTTATCGTCTTGATTTCTGATTCCGGGTAGCGCTTCTAATCCATCTACGCTGAGAACTTGATGCATGGAACTTCCGCCGCCGAATACGTATCCGTTAAATGCAAATGAATAATTGTTAAGCGCGGTTACTGTAGGCATTATTCAATCCCCATCGCCGCGAGTTTGTTTAGAACGCCTTGTCTAGTATTAATTGATTGCGGCGCGCCGAATTTTACTGTGTTATCGATTGCTTTTGCAGCTGCGTTCGGGTCGCTCATATTTACGCCAGTTACGTTGTAATTGTAAGTAACCGACCTTGCTCTCAATTTATTGTCTGAGTCTCCTATGTCAGCATCCATTTCTGCTTTTGTTATAGGTTTTGACGTAGGTGGAACGTAGGTGCTAGCCGGTGAATTTGCTCCCGCATTTATAGCCGCTTGTAGCGCTCCTAATGCTTTGAGTTTTGCGATAACGTCATCTAATTCTTTGCTCAATGCGTCTAATTTTTCTTTTGTATCTTGCGCTATTTTAGCAATAGTATCTTCGTAATCTAATTGAATTTGAGCCAGTGCGTCAGCAAGGTTAGCAGCGTTTTCTTGTAGCGCTTCGTTAAAATCTTTCATTGTTTGCGTATTGGCCTCGGCTAATTTTTCATCAGCAGCTTGCAAGGCATCGTTTAGCATTGCTGTTGAGTCTGCTAATTTTGTTTTGTAATCTTCGTTAGCCGTAGCGAGGTTGTCTAATAAATCTTTATTAATTCCGGCCAGCGTGTCGTTTAAGTCTACTGTTACTTGCTTGAATTGATTTAATAATTCTTCGGTGGCTAGTTTTCCGCCGGTGTTCATAGTCTTTGCTATTTCATCTAATCCATGCGCTGATGTATTATTTATTTCTGTGTACAGGCCTTTGAGTTCGTTTTGAGTGTCCGCGCTTGCGCCCAATAGCGCCTTAGCCATTTCATTTCCGACCTCAGCGCCATTTTTTACTACATCTTCAATGAATACTTGTGAGTAACCGGCCGCCTGTAATGCCGCTGCATTTTTTTGCAGCTCTTTTGCTCCGCTGAGTTTATTTTTTAATTCAGCAATCATTGTGTCAGCTGATGTAGCGCCATTCTTAAAAATGTCTGTAATGCTTGCCGCTGTTCCGCTTGCAAATGCGCTGCGTAGTCGGTCTATAGATGTTTGAATAATTGACGCGCGTTTTTTTGCAGCGTCTTCTTCCGCCGTTGTAATCTTATCATTAGCCGCTTTACGCAGGTCTATTTGCTTTTTGAGGTAATCGGCTTCAATGTTTGCGTTACGCTTGGCCGCGTCTTCGTTAGCCTTTGTATAAGCCTTATTCCATTCTTTGAAATTCTTGGCTAATTCTTCGTCTTTCTTTTTTGTAATTTCTATTTCTTTAGCCGCGTATTTAGCTTTTGTCTCTACGATTGCTTTGTCTCTTGTCACTAATGCTTCGGCCGCTTTTTTATTGCCGTCGTCAATAGCCTTATTCATTTTGTCATAAATTTTAACGACGTCTTGATTAGCCGCTTCGATATCTTTTGTCCGTTGCTTTGCCGCATCTTTTGCTGCCTTGATTTGCTCCGGAGTTAATCCGCTATCGGGAGCCGCTGCCCCTCCTCCGGTCTTGCCTCCGGTTGTAGTCTTTGTGCTGCCTCCAAATCCGGGAATAGTAATTTTTTTATTTTTTAGCCCATCTAGTTTGTCTGCGTAATCTTGTACTGCATTTCCGGCTTTATCAAAAAATCCTCCGACGCTTTCTATTCCTTTGTTGATTTCGTCTAGCGCAGTTTTTGCTCCGGATACATGAAGGAATGCTAATCCTTTTAAGAATAAACGCAAAGGACCACTTTCAATTTTTAAGAATGTTTCTGCAAGCCAACCGATTATTTTAATGAGGTATCCAACCCCCATTACTGCACCTTTCATTGCTTCTACAATTACTTTGCGGAATGTTTCTGAGTGATTCCACGCAACTACAAACCCGGCCGCTAATAGCGCTAGTACCGCTACCACCTTAGCCAGCGGGTTAGCGTTCATTACCGCATTTAGCGCTACCATCGCTCCGGTTTGTCCTTCGGTAGCGGCTATGTCTGCCAGCTTTGCGCCCTTTGCTAGCGCCATGCCTACGATGTATAACTCTTGCACCGCTGTTACCGCAGCCATTGTTATTTTGTATAATTTGAACGCTGCTACAGCAGTAAGAATGATTGCTGCAAATAGCGCTACCGCTTCTTTGTTTTTGCCTAACCAACTAAATAGCGGTGCAAGGAACTTATTGTAGAGTTCGCCGATAGTTTTGCCGATGGCTAATAGAATCGGTTGCAGTTCTGTAACTAGGTTACGGGTGAAATCTGCTACTTTGTCTTTAGCCCGAAATACCGCTCCGGCAAATGTATCTCCAGCCGCTTTTGCAGCTCCGCCAAATTCGGTATTGACTTCTTTTAAGATGATTTTCTGCGCGCCTAGTGTGTCGCCGCTTGCCACTAATGACTTAATCATTTCCTTTTGGGAGGCAGTAAATGAAACACCTACGCGCTGTAATGCTGATACGCCCTTGACCGGGTCGTTAAGTGCCTTACCTAATTGGATTGCAGATGACTGCATGTCTTGGCCGAGTGCCGCTGACAGGTCTAATGCAGCTTGCGTCGTTTGATTGAATACGTCGTTACCTTGTCCGGCCACGTTGCGAATGTTTGTAAACGTAGCAATTACGTTTTCTCCGTTAAGGATTACATTCTCGTCTACCGCCGCAATTTTTTCGAGCGCTGAGGCTTGGCTAATAAGGTCTTTAGCCGATACTCCCGCGATTTCCCCGGTAGATTTCATTACCGCGTTAGTCTTAGCAATCAATACTTCGTAGGTTTGCGCGTCTTCGATTGCTCCGCGTATTGCGCTTCCCACCATGTTGAAGCCTTGAGCCATAAGGTTTCCGGCGAACATTCCTGCCGCGTTAGCTTTGAACTTCTCCATAAAAGTATTTTGCTTAGTTACTGTCTGCCCGAATTGCTCGAATTGGCCTTTAATCTGCGCCATCTGCGCCGAGATACGTGCAGTTTCTAATTGTAATTCGATGAGGACTGGTGGAATTGTATTAGCCACTTTTACCTCATTCTTTGTGCGAACGCGTTATTAAATACCCGACTCAGCGTTCCATTCCCAATTAAGGTTCCGGCCGCTGGTATTAGGTAAGGATACCGCTTACCACGCCATTTTGGATTGCCTAATTCCACCGCTCTTGCATACTCTACTGTCGGACCGACTGTAGCGATGTAACTACCAAACCCGTATCGCACTTCGGTGGTAATGCTTCGTCGCAGCGTTCCGGTAACTACGTTCGGACCCGGACCCGTTCCCGGTATGTGGCCTTCTCCGCGTTTGTGTGTTCCGGTGTTAGCGTTTTTCTTTGCTTCTCTTTCGAGTGCAAAT